GCTTACCGGAATTGAAGCAGTTTTTACGTCAAAAAGCAATAACTTTTTTCTCTATACCAAAAGCCATAACCATTGGTTTGTACAAAATAAATTCTGCCACCTTTAGCCAATGCTCAATGCGTCTTTCACAGGTTCTTAAACTCCATTCCGGATGTGCATCATTCAGCAGTTCAGCCATTTTGCGCTTAGTCATCCCCCGCCCCACATAACGCTGACTCAGAACATTGAGCAGCCCGGGATAACCTGCCAGTACTTCACCAATAACCCTGTCGATTATTAACGCCTCTGAATCGGTACAATGTGCCAGCCAGCTTTTTTGATTGCCGTTGATCATATCCCGCAAAAAAGCCTCAAGTTCAGGTTTGTCCAGACCCGCTTTTTTCATCCTCCGGAGCGCCTCGTTAATTGCCGTTTTTGTCAGCTTTTTAGAGGTCAGTAATTGGTTGAACATATTTCCCGTCTTACCGTCGCCAATATACGACCAACGCCCCCACATACGCAGTTTCCCCTGGATCCAGACACTTTCCAGCGTTTTCAGGCGTAAATGCTCACCGCTTTTGCCTGTAATTTCCGGGTATATCATATTTATGCTCACTCACTTTCAATTTTGTAAATCTTCACGCCCAGCCGCCCACCAGAAACGAGCTGACCGCGCACAATATTGATTTCATCAAACTGCTCGTCGTCTATAAGTAGTCCGGCATGCGTAAGCGCATCCAGTGGTGCCTTCAGGATATTGTCCAGGTCGCGGCGGCGCTTATCCGGTGGCTCTGCAATAATCTTTATCGCCAGCCTTCCGGACAGGTTTAATTTCAGCCACTGCTGGCGAACAATAAGTGCCACATCCCGGCGATAACGCTCACCGGCTTTTGACACAAAATATGTGCTGCCACGACGTCGCCAGTAGGTGTTCACCGTCGGCGGGTAAGGCAAAACAAATTCTATGCGTTCAGTCATTCATGCTTTCCACTTCAGGACACCCGAATTTCTCGCGTGCATTAAAAAACGAATCAGCAACAACAGCTGGCTGCCGTGTTTTTCTTCAAAATCTTTTACCCCGGCGTGCAGTTCGTTATGACATTTACGGCACAGCGGAATAACAAACAAATCATCAGCCTTTGTTCCCATCCCTCCCAGTCCATGACCAATGATGTGATGCGGATCATCTGCCTGATTACCGCACGTCATGCATTTCTGCGTTTTTACCCAGCGCGTGTATACAGGCATCTCTTCCCGTTGTGGTTTCTGGCGCTGGAGATACTGAGCCGGTGACTCCGGATCAACGGCAATGCTGACCACCGTCTTTTCCTGTGGCGGGTTTTGCTGGTGGGCGTGAGGCAGCAGCGCAAGATTTTTTGTGCGCTGCTTCAGTATGCTGGTGGCGGTCTGCTCTCCCGGTACGATGTCGCTTTCGCGGTACACCGAGCGGATTTTTTCCGCACGCAATCCCAGAGAACAACGTAATACTGCCTCCGGCAATACGTCCGCTACCTGATTGCAGACCGCCCACCAGGATAATTCAGCCAGCGATAACTCCCGCTCCTGTGTACCGTTTATTGCGTGGCGGATGACGTCAATCATCCAGGATGTCAGGTTTTGTTGAGCAAGTTGCCCGAGTGATTCTGAAGTCTGGTCGCGTAACTGATTATCACAGTGCCAGCACAATACCATTGCGCCGGTACCGTAACGATGTATGACGGTTTCACTGTGGTGGTAGTCACCATGAGGCCACTGGCAGGATTTAACATGGCGTAACAGCCAGTCAGACAATGCGCCAGCGCCGCCAGCAGCACGAATCACCCGCTCATCGCTGAAAAATGGCAGTAATGATTTATCTTCCGCGAGCGGCTGGCGCACGGCAGGAACAGTTCCTGACGGCAGACCGCGCATGCTTTTCGGTTCCGGCTCCACCAGCACCCGGGGATTATGAAATACCTGCATGGATTCACGGCCCGGCTTAAGGACCACCAGCCCGAGTTCCGGTACCAGAACAGGTCGAAGTAATACCCGCACGTTACCTCCAGATACGCTGCTGGAATGTGCGGGACGGACGCGGTGGGCGTTCAGAGTAAGGCAGTCTGACTGAGATTATCCAGTGTCGGAAGTCGAAGCTGAGGTCTTTCTGAAACTCGTAACCACGTCTGCGGTAGTTCTGAATTAGCCACTCTGCCTGCTCTTCAGTACATGGATCATGCTGGAACCAGTCAGATTTGAATGCATGAGAACGCCGCCCGTGCCTGCTGGCAAAGACGGCTGAATTATCAGAATTGTGTTGTCTGGAATTTTGCGCCATCGGCTTTCTCCGGTGGCACAGTGTTACTCAACAGGGGTTCAGCCCTGCGCTGAATTGTAGATGAATTCACTCATCTTCAAAAGCAGAAAAACCAGCCTTAATCCCAGCTTCTTTCAGAGACGGCAACGATGTGACAAATTCATTTGCACGCAAAATAAAACCATCCGTCACAAGCCCATCCACCAAATGAATTAACGCAGCTCCACTCTTCCTTTGTTGAGACTGTAAACATTTAATACGGCAGTGGCTGACAATAGCGCCATTCTCAACGCGCACAGTATAGAGGCCATCCTCACTAAAAATTTCACGTAATTCTTCGATTTTCATCAACAGAATCCTTCCAGATAAATAGCACTCCCCCTGTTCGGGGTCCATCCCTCTTCTCCCTGCGCGCTACTTAAGTATTTTTGATTCTATTCTGGCACCGTCCAAAACTTCAAACACGTTGAAAATAAAAACAAAAAACCCGCCGAAGCGGGTATACTCAAACAATCTGGAAAATATTTCTTGGATTTGTAATAGGTCTGTTGATGGAGAACAACTCACGAATTAAATCTTGGCTCAAGCCAGTTTTCATAAGAATTCTTAGCCAGGTTGCATCATCCAGCATTTCAATCGCCTCGGCCAGCATACCGGGTTCTTCAGGGCGCAAAAGTTCATCACCAGGTTCAACTCTCGTATACCCTCTGGAATTAAGATGCATATAGCCAGTTCTTGCCTGTTCCTGGGTCAATAAGCCTAATGCGCTGGCTCGATAAATACACATTTTAAGGCTGATTTTCCATCTAAGTTTAAATTCAACCAGAGCATTCCAGTCGAATTGCTTACCTCGTATTCGTGGAAATTCTTTAATGAAAGATAACCTGGGAACTAATAAGGCGCTCGAAAAGTGATCGGCTTGTGATTCCGTAAGTTTATCACCTGTCGTTATGCCCTCATGCATTACTAAATGCCCTAATTCATGACCTAAATCAGAGCGAAATCTACATATGCTTTTTTTAACATTGTTCCTGATGATAACAGGCCTGTTATTGTGAACAGTAAAAGCATCAACACGATCATCGACTCCCGTAACATGCGCAACGATTACCCCTAAACTCTCCGCCAATTTAACCATTGATGATATAGGGCCAAGACCTAAATTCCAGGCACGGCGACAATCTTCTGCCACTCGCTCAATATCATTCGGAGTAAGTAATTCAGCCCCTGGGTGCTCCGGTATGTTAACGTCAGGAAATTCGATTTCACCTTCAACAGCAGAAATTATAATATTAAGAATCTCAGCCCTGGCCAATACACTATTAGTCAGCGTTTGAGTCCTGGACTTCTTACTCCGAAAATGGCAGACATCACTTTCCAGAGCGTATTTTCGTTCAGTAAAAAGAAAACTGGACTTAATCATAAGCGCTGAAGATATTAACTCAAGACATTGCTCCGATGGCCTGCACCCCTTCTCCAGTTTGCTAACGAATTGCTTTGTCTTGCCAATTTTTTCGGCTAACTCTTCACAAGAAAGCCCAACAGCCATTCTCGCTAGTTTGAGCTTATCACCCCGATACTCAGTGAAGTTATTCACCTGATGTTCCATCACTGCTCACATCCAAATCTTTATCCTTCGTACGCCGACGAAGAGGCACCTTATTAATCTCCGCTTCGTCAGGGAGTGTGTTATAATCAAGAGGCATAAGCGGCATCGATGCTGTAGATTGATGAGAAACTATACTAATCTGAGCACCATAAGTATTAAATCCAACAAGAGCTACCTCCCAACGAGGCAGTGTGGACTCTAATTCACCATCGCCCTCTTCGGATAAAAAAGGCTCAGCTATGACTCGCCATGTAATATCTTGCTCAGCCTCAACATCACCAAACAATGAGAGTTGCTCATACTCTACTTTATTTCGACGCAGACGATGTTTCTTTTTGGGGTTATTAATGCAATCTTTGGTAAATTGTAGCGGAACTTTATTTAAAGCAACTACATAGTCCAACCCCTTGGAAATCATCTCAAGGCCAGGAATTGCATCTTCATTTTGAATAAGATGATTTCTGACCCAATCATAAGCCCTTACACCTTCAGACCAGTTGCTGTCTAATGCGTGCTTATGATAGTACAGCTGCTCAAGTACGTTAGCGATCTCCGCCAACAAGTGGCGAACATAGTTTTCAGCAAGATAAGGTTGAAATTCCCAACAAGGAGCTAACTGATTTTCATTCATTTCAAGTTTCGCTTTTTTTAGAATTCGTAAACCACATATTTTCGCATTTTTCTATTTTTGTCAACCAGACTAATGCAAAAACCCGCCGAAGCGGGTTAAGTGCGGGTGCGTTGAGGATGCCTGGCACATCAGAGGTGGCGGGAGATTACTCCCCCGCCGGGTCTCTTACTCCTCAGGTTCGTAAGCTGTGAAGACAGCGACCTCCGTCTGGCCGGTTCGGATTCGTACCTCGCAGAGGTCTTTCCTCGTTACCAGTGCCGTCACTATGACGGTTAAACAGATGACGATCAGGGCGATTAACATCGCCTTTTGCTGCTTCATAGCCTGCTTCTCCTTGCCTTTCGGCACGTAAGAGGCTAACCTACGTGTGTAGAGCATAGATATGGCCTCAGATTAATGTTAAGCGTCTTGCCGGACGCGTAATGTTAACTGGGGCTTTTCTCTATCTGCCTTTGGTGTTGATGCCCGAGGCAGATAGCCTCAAGCACCCGCAGCAATTCTACTTAACTACCGTTACCTCGCCAATATGAAATCAATCAGAAAGGTGATCCATAAGAACAACAGCAAGACAATAAATTGCCATTACAGCAGCAATAGCCAGCGCACATTTGAGAACCAGCACCACAACCTCCTGTATTGGACGTACACCAGTCCTGATAAATATGAGGCTGTCTCGTCAGTGATTCAATACAACTACTGGGTATAGTTTCTATGATTTTGTTCTGTGGAAATGGAAAACAGCAACCAGTCACCACCAGCACTTCTTTAAACATGCCAAGTCACACGCAAGCCAACATTATAGTTCCCTTTGAGCGAGCAGATGAAGCTAGCAAAAATATTGATCACTTAGGATGCATTACTAACGTTGCTATGTGTTAACGAACAGGGAGTGGGTCATCAGCATAAATATTTATGCAGTAGGTTTCTTTTAGGACTAGATTAATCAAAAACATTTAGATAAAATTATAAAATCAAGAAATTGGTGGCAATTAATCTTTAATTGTGCCAGCTGAATTTCGTTATTATAGAAGATTAGCTTTTTTTTGAGTGTTTGGAGAGTAAAATGTTAGAACCACCAAAGAGTTATAATGAAATGTTGCCTATGCTCCATAAGGCGACTTTTATTACTACATTTATATTTTACCTATCATTAGTCATTTATGGCTACATGCCATTGGTTGGCATTAATGCCAAGTATATCCCCCCCGTTAAAGACTACGAGGAATTTATTAAATGGATATTAACCTTTGGCATACTACCAATTGCATCTTCAGTTTTTTGGTCAGTAATTAGTGGAGCTTTAGATCTACATAATAATGTAGCAAAAATTATTGGAATAAGGAAGATGTGGGATAGTCATTTAATTATTAAACCATTAGCAAAAATTGCAGGCGTTACGAGAAAATTAACTACTGATGAATCTCACAAGGTAATGAGCAAACTGTATTACCCAGAAGTTAAAGAGTTAAAAGACAAACATTACGTTGAACTTTTCTGGAACAAAGTTTATTACTTTTGGGTTTTCTTTGAACATACAGTAATCGCATTTGTTACTATTTTAATAATAAGTATCGCCAAATTAACAAATATATTCTCTGTTACTGGCTCTTTAATTAATCTTTGGTTGTGGATTATTTCTCTTGTCGCATTTGACTTCCTTATTTTCATAGCATCAGTTAAACCAAGAACAGAAAGCCAAGTAAGACAAATACCTGATAGCAAAATAAAAGAATTCTTTAACAATAACAATATTTTTTAAACGAGGTTGATTTTGAATTACAAAATAAATGGAATAAACATACGTTCAGAAAATGCAGCGAAACCGCACACTATGCCATCTAACTATCTCTGTAAACAGATTGAAAGCACTAATAAAAATGGCAATGCCCTTGATTTTGGATGTGGAAAACTTAGATATTCAGAACAATTAGTAAATAAATTTGAAACTGTGACATTTTTAGATTCCAGAAGACAACTAGAAAGAGTGCAAATTATCAGAGGTGTACAAACTACGATTCCAGATTACGTGATAAATAACTATAAGAATGCTAATATTGTTTCTTATGAAAATATAGATAAAATAACAAATCATTATGATTTCATACTTTGCGCAAACGTGCTTTCCGCAATTCCATGTGAATCCACAATTCACAAAGTCCTCAGTGCGATTAGAGAATTATTAAAGAGTGATGGTGAAGCACTGATTGTCAATCAATACAAAAGTTCTTATTTCAAGAGGTACGAGAGCGGTATTAAACATTTGCATGGGTATATATACCAAAACTCTCGCAATGCTTTCTACTATGGTTTATTAGATGTGGATACTGTAAGTAAAATATGCTCAGATAATAATTTAGAAATAATAAAATCATGGAGCAAAGCAGGTAGTTCATATGTGGTTGTTGGTAAACATATACATATTTAGTTTATTTCAACAAATTATTAGAAAGAGTGATTTGCTTGTTAATTATTAGCTCGGCAGTGCCGGATCAACATGACCCTGCCACTTAGGCCATTGCCGGTTTACCTACTTTTGTAAGGTTCAGCATGAAGTTTTTATATACTCTTCCTAATATCAATAGTGATGCTCGCTTATGTTAGCTGCTTCTTGTACATAGTAGCCTTCTCCGACAGTACTGCAATGAGCGGAGAGTAAAAGTCGATAAACAATAAGGAGGTTCACAATAAATATTTCTCGGTGAAACTTTCAAAGCATTCTCTGTTTTGCTAAATCGACAATTATAAATCAACAACATTTAGTGTTATATCAATATTATTTAGCCTTGCAATCTCTGATGAATCACTTGCTATTTTAGCTTTTAATTTATCAATATTAATCATATCTTCATGGCTTATATAAACCATATCACCTTGGTTAACTTTAGATTTGTTCACTATGGCTTGAATAACAGACAAATCATCCATTACACCTCTCATAAATTTCACCATGCTTTGATCTTTGAAGTCAGATATCGATTTTGAACGTTGCTTACGTTGAATTGTTCCTTTTGTAATTACTTCATTAATTTCTTTTAAACCAGTGAGCATATCAGACAGACTGCCTTCGCAACTCATCCGATGTTTTATTGCATTGCGATTAATAATATTGAGTATAATTTCGAGTGAATCTTTATCACTCCATGGATGTAATGATGTATAATCATGATGGCGTCGAATGGCGTCAATCATATCCTGGACCATATCTTCATCTGCTTTATCGCAAAGTTCATTCACGAAATAGCTGGGGTCGATTATTTTACAATAACTTGGAGTTAGGTATCTTGAGGCTTTACAAAAACCAAAAACATATAAAGTAGAGTATTTATCTTTCAGACTCTCTCCTATTTCATTTATTTTCTCAAAAGATTCGATAGTTTTTTTAATTTTTGCTGGACTTGCATTCGTAGTAACTTGAACTGCTATCATGTTTTTATTATCAGCTAAATCAATGGCGGGAAAATTAACTTTAATCTGATTCATGTTTACCAGTTCACCCATTTTCAGCGCGCGAAACATAAAGATGGTCAATGACTCAATTATTCTTTCCATGTCATGAAAGCCTGCCTGTTTGCGTTGCGCGATATAAAGCTGGAGTAGTGCAATATCACTCTGTAAGTTTCTAATAAGTGGATCAATCATAGCTAATAATCCTTTTCAATGAAGCTGGAGGTGTGTTTAACTATTAGTTAAATTTCTATTTTTATAGAAACAAGCTTTACAACTTCATCAAAGTTTCTCAAATCCTAATCCACTTTGCAAATCCACTAACCATGCTGAATGCTTTCTGTTGTTAAACATATCCGCTGCTGGCACCAAGCAGACAAACACACTAACTCTACCCTACTCCACAAAAGAGCCAATCAATATCTGAACTAATAAACTTTAATCTCATCACTTCAATAAATATCGAGCATTTCCCTGATAGAATGCTAGTATGCGCTGCATAACTTCACTCTTCCGGCACTCGCGACAGATTATGTTCTGACGCCTGTCGTAGCGACGTATTTCTCCGTCAGGTAATGACCAGATAAGGTCCGGATCAACCGCAGATGGTTCCTTCAGCTTTGCCCTTGAGAGCTTTTTACGGGCATTTTGCCAGTCCTTACGCGCCTGTTCAGACGGGAATAACCCGTAACCAGAGTTGTATACATCGCCGCTGGCAACCAGCTCTCTTGCGAGAACGCTCATCAGATATCTTGTCGCACCTGTCTTGACTTCCAGTTGCCGTAACGTCTCACGCCCACTCCGGCGTACGAGTTCAACAACCTGCCCTTTAATTTTTTCCCGCTCTTCTTGTGTAAAAACTTTTGCCACAAGCCCTCCTGAAAATTACCTCATGACCAGAAATTAACACTTACCCCCTGAAGCCCGGCGGAATTTCGGTATCCGGCTCAGAAATATGATTCACACAACGCTGTACAGACGAACGCCCCAGGCGGATAACCAGTTCATCCCATTTTTCGCGAAGCTTTGACGGACTCATGATATTTTTTACCCAGAATGGATCCCGCTGCACCCGACCAAACATTTCACAAATTTGTCTGTGAGTTCTGCCATCCAGCATCCGCATTGTGCGCACGTCGTTGGCCCATGCGGTCCAGTTGGGTTCTTTCGGTCGCGAAATCTCGCCATCATCGCTGGCGGCCTGCTCGTAAAGACTCACGATTCGCCCCCAGATCCACTGCGCACACGCCAAATCTTCCTGGCTGCCCCACTGGCGTTTTTTCGCACTGAACACAACCGCGTCAGGGTGTCGGGTTAAAAAATCCTGTTCAACCGTCTGCGGGTCCGGTTGCGAAGCTTCCGGACGAGAAGTCTTTTTATTCTCTGTAGTAATCTCTGTTGTATTCTCTGTAAGATCATCAGGCCATTTTGACCCGATGACATTGAGTCGTTTTGAACCAATGGAGCGTTTCATTTTGACCTCTTCCATCGTGTCATTTTGACCTGATGGAGCGGCGCATTTTAAACCGATGGATTCGCTCAATTTGCCACCATCTAAAAGCTCGCTCCCGTAGTTGATCGTGTAGAAATTGGTCATATCGCGCTTTGATTTATTGAGCTTTTCACAACGCAAAAGCCCCAGCGTTTTCAGACTTGCAAACGCGCGCTTTAACGTTGACTCTGACCAGAATGGGAACTGTTCCAGCCATTGTTCCGTTGTGTTATAAATCCAGCGAACACCATCACATTCCATGCCGGAGTTGGTATCTCTCAACCAGTAGTGCAGTTGTTGCAAAACAATGGCTTCGTTTAAGCCAATTTTCATTGCCAGCTGCGTGTTTATAACCAGTGGGCGTTCAGCAAAAAGAAGACTCATAATTCCATCCAGCTTTTTGTTGGTATTGCTGTCGATACGCAAGCTTGAAAGCAATTGCTTTTTCTATAAGTTCGTCAGTTTCACGATCTACAACGGCAGGATCTGCAAAAAGCAGTCCGGATTCCACCACATCGCCATATTCTTTATTTAACCCGGCGATCATGTACGTAATACTTTTTCCATCACTGATCTCACGATACAACCTGAAATCACTAATCCGGATAGCCTCCATAATCGCAGGCACTAGCGCCGTGAACTTTTCACGCTTATCCCTGGTGTCGATAGCCTTCCAGCGTTCGAATATCTTCACTCGATTAACGCCAAGCGCTCGCTGATCAACCGCGCCACCTTCATCTGTGACACGCTGAACATCGATGTTCGGGCGCTCTTTCAAAGCCCAGAATGCTTCAGTGATTAATATCGTCGCCTGCTCCTGTGTCATTCCTGGTCGACATATCCAGGCATCCAGAGCCTCACGAGCCTGTTCAGGAGTGATTTTCATTGTTCAACCGCCCCGCCCGCTTCGTCTTACGATATTCATCATAAACTTTGGGATCATACTGAAGCTCCCCGCCAGATGCCTCCTGTAGACGCATCGCGCGACCTTCGGGAACTAAATCCCCTTTCCAGCTATAAAGCGAAGCCAAACGAATACCTGCTGCTTGTGCAAGTTTTGTTTTTGAACCGAAATACAAAAGAGCGTCAGTTTTAAGCATTTAAAACACCTTTACTGTTAGCCATAACTAACAAAATAGATGTTAACAAAAACATAGTCAATACGATTTAGCATTAGCTAACTATGGAAACAAAAAATTTAACTATCGGCGAACGCATTAGGTATCGTCGGAAAAACCTCAAACACACCCAAAGGTCTCTTGCTAAAGCCCTGAAAATCTCCCATGTGTCTGTATCACAATGGGAACGGGATGATAGTGAACCTACAGGGAAGAACCTTTTTGCCCTCAGCAAAGTATTGCAATGCTCACCAACATGGATTCTATTTGGCGATGAAGACAAGCAACCAACACCACCTGTTGAGAAGCCAGTTGCCTTATCCCCCAAAGAACTAGAGCTCCTTGAGCTGTTTAATGCACTGCCAGAATCAGAACAGGATACCCAGCTCGCCGAAATGCGAGCTCGAGTAAAAAACTTCAATAAACTCTTTGAAGAATTACTAAAAGCCCGTCAGCGGACAAATAAAAGATAACATCATCAATGAGTTATCTTTTACCACATCAATCATGTTAGCCATAACATACAAAATCACTTGACCTATATGTTAGCCATGGCTAATCTTATTTGCATCAACACACCGCACGGTGTTCTCAGCAAACAGTTCCGCTACCCCAGCGTTAAGGGGAAATGAGGTCAGCATGGATACTATCGATCTTGGCAACAACGAATCTCTGGTGTACGGCGTGTTTCCCAACCAGGACGGTACGTTCACCGCGATGACGTATACCAAAAGCAAAACGTTTAAAACCGAAAATGGTGCCCGTCGCTGGCTGGAAAGAAACTCAGGTGAGTGATATGGATTTCGACACAATCATGGAAAAGGCTTACGAAGAATACTTCGAAGGTCTTGCCGAAGGCGAAGAAGCTCTCAGCTTCAACGAATTTAAACAGGCGCTTTCCAGTTCGGCAAAATCTAACGGCTGATAAGCGAAACAGCACCGCGAGGAATCAGTATGCAGAAACGAGAACCCGTCATCATCGCGCCAGACTATACCGATGATGAACTTTATGAGTGGATGCACCAGAAAATTAATGCAGCGCAGGATCTGAAATGGGCCAATGAAGCCAGGGCTAAGCAGGCTGAAAATCTGTCCGCTCTGGAGCAGGATATCACCAGGCT